TCCCGGAGGAACGAAGTTCCGGAGGGTGGATGGAGCGAAGCGGAACTCTGGCGGAGCCTTCCGACAACTCTACGACACCCTATATGAAAAAGAGACCAACCCTTTTGGGTCAGCCTCTTGTTTTTATGAAATATGCCATCCTTATAGAATAATCGAATTTTCCCTTTCTCGTATATCCATACCTCATCAATTCGTGTGTTGATGTTCAACCGTGCCATTATCATTTTTCTGATGTATCTGTCTGAACATCCACGGGTATTGTCTATTATTAAGTTTGGAGCTTGCTTAAATCCATGGGAAAGCATGTGCCTGACTTTCTCTTTGTGCCAAGGTCGAACAAAACTTTCAAACTCATATAACATTCCGTCAATTGACAGGTCAGGACATTTCCTTTCATAAGGAGTTCCTATTAATGCCCCGTATATGTCTTTATATTCTTGAGATTTGAAATGGACAGATGGCGTCAATTTGACCGAGTGTCCCTTCCTTGCGAATTCTGTTCCCAAGGTCTTCAGCTTCTTGTAGTCTGATTTCTTCTTGTCGATGTCCGGATGGATGTAAAGCAGACCTCCGTTTCTAAATTGCTTCTCCAACTTGAATCCGTCAGAAGTCAGACGTGTTATGCACGCCTTGATATACGGGCAGTTGTAGCAGTCTTTCTTACGGTCATAGAACACGGCCGCAAGACGGTTCTTTATGCTTGCATTGTAGAATCCGCAATGCTCACAGTCGGACGGGAAATACGGGTGATCATCCGAGAACACCTGCCCGGTCTTCGCCGGATTGCCTCCGAGTCCTGGGGACGGCTCCGCGATACCTTCCCCACCGAGTCCGGTGTTGTCAGTCACGGGACTGTCAGTGGATTGCCAACCGCATTGGCATCCCCATTCATCCCCCGGCTTGTGCTCATCCCAGAAAGGGTCGCCTACCGGCCAGATATGATGATAGAACGGCATATGGGACTCGCGGGGATTGACAGCCGTGCTTGGCAGCCATTCGATATTCGGGAACACATCCGCCTCGTCTATGAACTGTCTCATTTCCGATGCCCTGTGCGCACGTTTTATGGCTGTGTCATATTCTGTCCGGAGCCACGCATTGACATGGTGGTTTACAAGCCCCTCTGTGTCCTGTTTGAACTGCCGGAATGGTTTGATGTTCCCGCTTTCATCCAGAAGCTGTGATGCCATGTCACGGCCCATCCGATGTGCCTTGAATGCGGCGAAGACCTCAGTGTTTGTCAGCAGCTCTTTCTTGAATCCGCTGCCGTTCTTGGACTTGTCATCATACGCGATGTCAATGCCGTTGGCCAGAATTCGGTTGACTTCGGAGAAGAGCCCTTTGTCAATCTGTGTCCTGGTGTCCAGCTGACGGCTTTGGATGTTCTTCAGAGCATTCTCAATGATGCTGGAATCGAATGTGAACGGAACGGATGTCTTGTGGTCATCCATCGCATCCTGATACAGGGCATCGACTACCAGTCTAAATCCGCCCCGCTGCCCTGCAGGGCCTTGACGAAAAAACCGACCATCCTGTTGAAGGCGTTGCCTTTCTTCTTGCTTTTGTCGTCCGGGGATTTTTTCGGGTCTTGTTTTGGCTCCGGCTGGCCATTGCCGTCCTTGCCATCATCATCCGGATCCGGATTGTTTTCCTCTTTGCCATCCTGTGCTGATGGTGAAACCGGAACAGAATGGGCGCTTTTCAGTTCATCCTTCAGGGCTTCGTAATCCTTTGGCTTCGGTATTCCGAATTCCTCATAGAGATAGTCGTCATCGATAGGAAGCATCATGTCATTCTTCAGTGTCTTGAGGACATTGACCTTCTCCTGACTGTTCTTGCTCTTCGGAGGGACGAAGAAGAACTCACCGCCCTCGGTGTTGATGCCGAGGCGTGCGAAGGTGTCGGTCATCTCATAGTTGAGAATATTCAGGATGCTCTGCTTGATGAAGAAGTTGATGTCCTCCTCACCCTCCTTCTGGACGGTTCCGAGAGCTTGCGTGCCTTTGTCCCCGGCTTCGGTGGTGAGGGTGTTGCCGGTGACGGCCTTGCTTATCTCGTTGTTGCAATAGGTCCCGAGTTTTTCATAAAGGTCGCCACCTCCTGAGACATTCTGTGCCTGTATGAGATTGAGCTGTGTGTTGTCTGGATGCACAAGAACTCCAGCCCCGCCCATTTCCGCAAGGTCGTTCACAAGCTTCTTCCGTGCTTCCTCATCCCATGCGTTATAGGTACCTTCCCGGATCGGCCGTCCGAAGATTTCCGCGAAATCCGCCCAATCACCGACATTGTTCCTTTTAAGGATAACCCAGAATGCGGCGACGGCAAGGTTGCCTATCTGCCGTGGCTTGCCGATGTAAAGAAGATCGTCGAAGTCGTCCCAACTCTCTCCGGATATGTCCCCCTGATGGTGAAGGATCACCCTGTTGATGGCATCGAAGTTTTTGCGAGGAATGAGCGTGTAGTTGATCCATCCACGCTCGTCCCTGTAGAACTGGAAGAGGGTTCCTCCGACTCCTTCCCATTCGTGGTCGTACAGGTCTCCGAGAAACTGGAGGAACCATGGGGACTTGATGTGCTGCTGCATTGCCTCATCCAACTTGCCGTCCCTCATGAATTGGATAGGTGTCGAGAGAACTGCGGCCTTCTGCTTCCTCAATACGGAGAACAGGTGGCTGTCAAGCTTCACGTCCTCATACAGGTCACAAAGCTTTTCCTTGCGAGGGTAGTCAATGACTTCCGCAGAGCGTATCGCGCTCATATAGACACCTACGTCAAGCCCTCCACGTCTTGTCTGCTGAAGGATGATGGTAGGTGCCTGGACATTGCCGACATGTCCGCCGGCGGTTATTCGTCTTTTCTTATTCTTTGCCATATCAGAAATGATTTATTCTTTTCCTGTCGCTTCTCATCTGAAACTCGGACGAGTCAGCGTTGTCGTCTTCCGGAATCCTGTCAAGCCCCTCGATGGTGATGTCACCTGACTTGACCCCCTTAAGCCATTCCACGGCCCTTTCGTACCTGTCAATGCGAGTCTGTGTCATAAGACCTTCCCTGATTGAACACAGGTGATATATCGCTATGTCCTTTGCGAACATCAGCAGGAGATTGTGGCGCTCATCGCCGGTCGCGCTGAATGCCTTTCCGCAGTCATATCTGTTCGACAGATAGCCTTTCATCTCGGCTATCGCCTGATTCTCCACGATCTCAAGGATGTTCTCATCCTCTCTGGTGACGCGCTCGATGAACTCGGTGCGTATCGATGACGGGTAGTCCTCTTTTGTTATGAAGTTGGTGTTGTTCATGTCATTGTCTGTTTTTGCTCCTGTGTGCAAGAGCCTTGTATGAGATGTATGATGACGGCTGAAGTTCCGCCGTCTTCTGGTCTATTATCCAGTTGCCGCCCTCCACGCAGTCAATGCCGTCGGCGTGGAAGTTCATGGCCATCGTGAAGTATTTGAACTCATCATCGAGCAGTTTCATATTCGGATCGTCTTTCTCAGCGATGTTGAGTACAAGAAGTCCCTCACGGTTCATCGGCTCAAGATGCGCCTCGATTCTGGTTGCCTTGTCGCCTTTGTTTCTTGCATCTGGCGTTACAGAAAGATTTATCCCTGTCCTGCGGCGTTCTTGTGCGATAGCTGGCTTGAATACCTGTTGGAACACTGGATCCTGCAGGGAGTTGTTCTCCTGATAGAGATATACGGCCTTTCCAGACCTCATCCTCGCCAAGGTGTGCAGAGTGAAGTAATGGCTGATGAATTCCGCCGTCGTCATCTTGCCGAGGAATCCTTTGATGACATAAAGGGTGGAGTCAAGTTTGCCAAGCAGGAACATCGCCTTCTGGGAACCTTTCTTGTTCTTGGCTGTTCCTTTGGCCTCGCTTGTCGTAGGGTCGGCGTATATGACCAGGAACGGGAACCGGCTTAAAGCCGGAACCTTTCCCCATTTTGTGTTTGGGAATATCTTGCCTTCTGTCAGAGGGTTGTTGAAATATTCTCCCTGCTGGGCCTTGGTGCTTATCTTGGAAAGGACGGTGTCGATCATCTCCTCCGTGTTCTTCTCCGGCCACGTGCTTTTTCCGTTCCCATCTCGAATGTTTACGATGTCCCAGTTGTTGGCTTTCTTGCCGGCGCGGACGATGCAGCAGTCCTCGGCAATGATGTTTCCTGCCCAGATTACGAGTGTGGGGGTGGAGATTGAACGTGTGGGATATACGGCCTTCTCCCACCAGTCCCAGTTCTTGTCAAGCACGTCTATGTTACGGCATACCTCATCGGTGTCGAAGTCATCCTGGTACAGGACATCCGGACGTATGCTTTCGTTGCGGAGTCCTCGTGGGGCGTTGCCGGCACCAATGCCGAGGAACATCGCCCCACACTTTGTCTTGAAGCACTTTTCCTCCCAGTCGCCGAGCGTTCGCTGCTCGCCATAGTATTGTGTGATTCGCCTGTTGGACTCGAAGTTCGCTCGGTATGGTGCGAGAAGCCGTTTGGCTGCGTCCTCCGTGGCGGAACTGAGCAGGATCATCTTTCGTTTCCCTGTAAGCACAAGATACATTATCGTCATCATTATGACGGTACTCTTGGCGAGCTCGCGTGACCAGGAAAGCACCTCGTACCATTCAGGATTGTTTATTATCCTGTTGATCGCCCGTATGTGGAATTTGGCGAACGGTGCTTTGGCGTAGTTCGGGAAGAAAAACCTCATCCATTCAGTAGGATGACTTTCCAGATACATGCGGTGCCTCTCAATCTCCGCTTCGGACATTGATTCATCGATCGGGGTCTCCTCGTACACCGACCGCTTGAGAGCTTCCCAAAATTTGAGTGCGTCTTTGTCAATCTGTTTCATTGTCAGAGAAGTGATTTGATGAATTTGTCGAAGACCCCGGCGAATGTCTTGGTCAGTTCCGCATCCACTGGGCGGAGCCATGTTATGAATCTGTTGGCCACACTGACGCAGTCGTGGATTCCGATGTCGTTTTCAAGTTTGTTGATGGCATCTGTTAGCTTGCAGATGATGTCCGCCTCCTTGGCGTTGGCATAGCGTGGCCCGTCCTCAGCCTTCCTTTCGCTGATTGTCTTGTTGATTTCTGAAAGCTGGCGTTGGAGACTCTTTATCTGTTCCTCACGTGTCATCGTCATTGAGACTTTCAGCTCATCCCATTTATCCGCTTTTGCCCACCGTATGATTGTCTGACGGGACACACCGGCCGCATCCGCAATCTCCTGCTGTGTCCTGTTCTCGTATATGTACATTGACTTCGCCCATTGGCGAGTGTTGTCTGACTTGCTGTTGGCCATATCCATGTTGTTTATCGCACACAAAATTGACCTAATAAAGGAAGTGGCGCAAATTCCAGTTTTATGATGCACGGTAAAAATGGTATGATGCAACTTTCTGACGGTATGATAAATCCGAAATTTTCAAGGGTCGAAATTAGCATCCAATTTTGCGTGAAATAGCACTCGACAGAATGAAAAATGTATTTGATATAATAGCGAATCCGGACACGGAGGGATGCACCATCCTTTTGTATGGTGAGATCGGCGATTATGCCGATGTCCGTGCGGAGGACGTCATCTCGCAGATCATAGCGGCGGAAAAGACCTATCAGCGGATAGACATACGTATCAACTCAATCGGAGGGCAGGTCGGCACAGGCATCGCTATCTTCAACGCCTTGAAAGACTCCAAGGCGGAAATCACCATCTATATTGATTGTCTGGCAGCTTCAACGGCATCGATCATCGCTGCCTGTGGAAGAAAAGTCAAGATGAGCAGGTATGCGAGAATCCTCATCCACAAGCCTACAGGCGGGGTATGGGGCAACGCTGATGAGATCAAGACCTACCAGGAGCAGCTGATAGAAATAGAGAATATAATCTGTGACATCTATTCCAAGAGGACAAGGATGTCCATTGATGAAATCCGCTCGACATATATGGACGGCAAGGATCATTGGCTTTCGGCTGATGACGCCGTCCGTCTCGGCTTTGCCGATGAGGTGTATGATGATCTGGCGATAAATGCGGAGGACATAGCCGGATTGCCATTGGAGCAAAGATGCGGCAAGTTTACGGACCTCTATGTGGGAACCTTTAATAATCAACATAAATCCAAAAGCAAAATGTTTGACAAGATCAAGAAGTTGCAGCCGTTCAGCGATTGCGCTGATGAGGCTGCCATCATGGCCAGACTGAGTGAGATCACCAGGAAGGCCGAGGCCCATGATTCCATCAAGGCGGAGAACGATGCTTTGAAGGCAAAGGTGGCCGATTTCGAAAGCAAGGAGAAAGCGGCACAGGACGCTGCCATCAATGCTGAAGTTGATGCTGCCGTCAAGGATGGACGCATTGATGAGACCCAGAGGGAGAAGTATGTGAAGCTGCTCCATTCCTCCGAGGCGGAGTCCGCCCGTGCAATTCTTCAGTCGCAGAAGAAAAAGAGGCTGGTAAAGGATATTCTTGAAGACGGCACTGTTGTCGAGAACGGCAGCTGGGCGAAGCGTCAGGAGGAAATCCGAAACAAGTACAACGGAAAGAACTAAAATTATCAAGTTATGGCAATCGTAGTAAAAAACACAAACTACAATGGTGAGGTTTTGGAGAGGATCCTTACCGTGGCGGCTACCGGCAATGAGATTGTCGGGAAGGGATTGATCCATGTCATCCCGGGTGTCGAGAAGAAAGTATCCATTCCTCGTCTTCATACAGGCAAGATGCTCCAGAAGCGTAAGGAGGATCCGAAAGTTGAAGACGCGAAAGGCAATTTCAATTACAGCGAAAAAGTCCTTGAGCCGCATGACTTCATGGCTTTCACAACCTTCAATCCACGCGCTCTCGAGAGTATCTGGCGCCCGTGGCAGCCTAAGGGAAACCTTGTGTTCTCCGAACTTCCGGCGGAGGCCCAGAACGCACTTCTGGATGCCTTGTCAAAGCAGGTCCAGTTCGAGTTGGGCGACCACTATGTCAATGGTGAATATGGCGAGGGTGATGACCAGCTCTTTGACGGTATCCTTACCCAGGCCGCCAAGGACAGTGACTGTGTCATCGTCACAAGTGACGCGATCAAGATGACAGACCGTCTGAAGGCTGTTCGCAAGGCCATTCCGGTGTCAATCCGCAAAAACCCTGCCCTCAGAATCCTAATGAGCGTGAACGACTTCGACACGTATGACGATGAGCTTACTGCGCGTGAGGGGAAGAATACGGATGAGACAAAGGTCAACCGCGAGGCATACAAGAATATCAAAATCGAGACTCTGGCTGCATGGCCTGACGGCCTTATCGTGGCGACGCTCTGCTCTCCTGACCCGATGACGTCGAACCTTTTTGCGGCGGTCAACCTTCAGGATGATGAATCAGTCATCCAGATCGACAAGGTATCCAACATGTCTGAGCTCTACTTCTTCAAGATGCTCATGAAGGCTGACACCGGTATCGCCTTCGGCGAGGAGTTCGTTGTCCTTGACAGCAGAGAAACGCCTGTGTTCAAAAAGGCCGAGACCCAGAATACCGCGGCGGGCGGCAAGGACACAGGAGACGGGACAGTATAATGCCCTGCCGTGGCAAGCGATAATTTGACTGAACTTTGATATGAATTTCGAGATACTGAAGGATTTGCTCATGTTTTTGCTCCCTGGTGGCGCGATCGGGTCTGTCGTGACCTGGTTCGCCACCAGAAAGGAGCGGAAAGTTGATGTCCTGTCCAAACTTCAGGAATCCATCGACCTCCTGACGAAGAAATACACGGAGGCCCTGGATGAAAATGTTCAGCTTAAGGCGGACAACGCCAAGTTGCTTGCGAACCAAAAGACACTCGAATTGAAGATTGACCACCTTACGGAAAAGGTGAGCCAGTTGACTCAACAATTAAACAGACAAGAGAATGAGAAATCACATCAGGGGGCATACAGCCCTCCTCGTGGTCAGCGCGCTTCTGCCCGTGGCGTGCGGCACGCAAAAAAAAGCGGCAACGTACAGACAGGAGGACTCCAGTCTTCAGGAGGCTCTTCAGGTCCAAACGGAACAGGTCGCGAAGGCAGTAACGGACAGCGTTCAGTACAGGTTCCAGAGCCTGCAGCAGGAGATGACGGAATTGAGGGCGACATTCATCGAGCAGATTCCGATGAGTCAGGTGCAGGAGACGATACCGATGCAGAGCCTCCTTGACCTTCCAGAAGGCGCAAAGTATGGGACGGCCTACGGTCGTGCTTCGGTTGAAGCCTTGCGCCAAGGTGACAACATTGTGTTGACCGGAAGATGCGACAGCGTCGCCCGACAATGTACAAAGTATGAGAGACAGACATTTAGGCAGAAAAGCACCATTGATTCACTGAAAGCTGTCATTGACAAGCTACATTCAAGGCTCTCTCAAATGGCGCTCGAATCGGAATCAAACGTCAACAGGTCGGTACTTGAAACACAACCGAAAGTCCCTCAGAGGAGAAGCGGCAAGTGGTTCCTCGCGGGAGTTGTTATAGGCACTGCCGGAGGTGTGGCCGCCCAATGGCTGTGGAAGCGTTTCAGCCTTGGGGCCATCATAAAAGGATTATTCACAAAAATATTATAGCGATGGAAAAAGGATATGTACATGGAAGCAAGATGATCGTGTTCCTCGGAACCAAGCCCCTTGGGCATTGCACATCCTGCGAGATTCAGGACCAGGCGGAGACGAAGTCCCGTTCTTTGAAAGTCCTGCCGGATTACAACGATACTGAACAGACAGACGAGGACCTTAAGGCAGGAGCCGGTGAGGATACCTCGACGGACGGACTCTGGGATGAGAAGTCCGTGTCCAAACGTTCGGTGTCAATCTCTACCGACTGCCTCGTCTGCAAGGATGAGAAGGGAGCCACCTATGACGAGCTTCTTGAAGCGATGGACAGCGGCGAGCCTGTCAAGCTGAAATATGCCTATGCCGGAGAGGAAGCCAAGAAATACCGTGTCGGCTTGTTTGTCATCACCTCACTCCAGAGGAATGATCCTGCCGATGACGACTCGACTTATTCCGCGTCTTTCGAGAACACAGGAAGAGTCAGGACAAAGACTGTCACTAACGTATAGTCATCATAAATTCTGCCATCCGGGGACATTCCCCCGGACGGCTTTTAATCCAATCAAACATAAGTCATAATGAGCAAACCAAAGAATACGAGCAACGGGAATCTCGAAATCGAGGTGAACGGGAAGAGATATCCATATCGTGAGACAATGGGAGCCATGCTCTCGTTCAAGGAGGAGACCGGCCTTGACGCGCCTGTGGACACCGAGGATTCCGTCAAGTATATGTATCACGTGGTGAAGTCCAATTGCCGCAGGAACGGTGAGGAGTTCAAACTTTCATTCCAGGAATTCGCGGACGCGCTTGACGGTGAGGAGTTCATCCGCATCACCGCTGCCCTTGCTGAAAGGGCAAATGAAAATAAGGATGGAGACGCTGAAAAAAACGCATAAAGCCCACCCCAATAGAAATTGTCCTCGGAGTCGCGGTCGGGAGGATGGGCCTATCCGTAAAGGAGTTCTCCGGACTGACTCCAACCGAGTTCAGTGCCATTTATAAAGAATGGCAGTCGAAGCAGGAGGATAATGAGCGTGGGAGATGGGAGCGCTGCCGTTGGATTTGTTACTATGCCTTGAAGCCTTATGCCAAGAAGGGCCTGAAGCCTGAAGATGTCCTGAAATTCGGTTGGGATGGAACCATGAAGTCAGAAATGGCAAAGACAAAGATGACAAAGGAGGAGCTGGAAGCGGACAAAATGGAATTCGAGAAATTGATAGAGCTTTGGAAAGATGAATAAGAAGGTCACATACGAGATTGATTTCACTGGTCGTGATTCCGCATCCGGGGTCGCGTCGAAGATCGTCTCCGCAGTGGCCTCCGGGCAGAAGGCAGCTTCGGCGGCTATCCAGAGGGTTAATTCGGAAATGCAGGCCCAGGCGAACATCGCCTCATCGATGGCGTCCAGGAACAAGGCTGTCCTTGATTCCGTCGCGAATGGTGCCGGCGGTGTCGCGGCAGGCATAAGGGCCGTGGCTAATGACGCCGCGGCATCTATTGAAAGGCTGTCCTCGCAATCATCCAACCTGTCTGAACTTCGTGCCGAATATGACCGTCTGAAACAGGCCAAGACGGAGGCGTACCTGTCCGGAGATGACAGAAAGGCATTCGACATCGATGGTCAGCTCCGGCAGATTGGCTTCCAGATCAACAAGATCAAGTCGGTAAATGCCGAGATTGAGGCTCAGAAGAAAGCTGCCGAGTCTTTGTCTTCAACCTATACCCAGACGTACAACCAAGTAAAGCAGTCGCTTACGGAGGGGGCAGAGGATGTCTCTGACTATATCCAACTGATAGAGAGCCAGAAGAAGGTGGTCGCTGACCTCACCTCGAAATATCAGCAGCTGAAAGCAGCCAAGGCTCCCACGTCCCAGACATCCGCATTGCTCAATGAACTCAACCAGGAAAAGGGGGCGCTTGCCGGCATGCGTGATGCGGTTGCCGGTTACAAGCAGTCCAATACTGGCATAAGAACCCAGATTATGGCTATCCGTGAGGAGATGGCCAGGCTTCGCCTTGAAGGAAAGCAGAATACCGCCGAATACGAGGAGCGCCGTCAGGAGATGGAGCGTCTCGGAACGGCGTACAGGGAACTCCGCACCGAACAGACCGCTCTCTCAACCGGTGCCACGCAGATAGGTGGTGTCATCAATGGCGTGCAAGGATTGATGGGAGCATATTCAGCAGGTTCCGGCATCGTGTCAATGTTCGTCAAGGACAACGAGAGACTGATGGCGGTACAGACGAAAATGCAGTCTGTGATGGCGGTGATGATGGGCGTGCAGCAGATGTCCAACACCCTGCATGCCACAAGCTCATTCAGAATTGTGACCTGCAGAAAGGTGACTGAATTGTGGACGGCGGCACAGAACCGCCTGACGGTAGCTTTCCGCCTCTCTGCCACCGCCTCGAAGGCGCTGCTTGCGTCAATGACGCTTGGCGCGTCTCTGATAGTAACAGGGGTGATAACGGCGATCAGCAAGCTGGTGTCCAAGTACCAGGAGAAATCCGAAGCCCAGAAGCAGGCCAAGAAAGAAGAAGAGGATGCGCAGAAGTCCATCCAATCATCCGTGGCTGGTAGCATAGCATCACAGCTTGTGTCCTACCGAAAATTGCAGAAGGCGTGGAAGGAACTCTCCGGCGACATCGCCAGGCGTCAGAAATTCGTGAAGGACAACGCCAATGAATTCAGAAATCTTGGCGTAAGGATCAATTCGGTAAAGGATGCCGAGAATGTTCTGGTCAATAATGAATCGACATTTGTGGAGTCCCTTAAACGAAGAGCCATGGCAGCCGCCGCAATGGAACTCGCGTCGAAGAAGTACCAGTCGGCAATAGAGAAGATGCTTCAGGCGGAGAATGCGAAAAAGGTCACGGATGACGACCGGAAGAGCGCCCGTAATTATGCGGAGGGTGTGTACCAAGGCAAAATGGCATCAGCGAACGGTGTCCTCGGTCGCGGTCAGGTAAGCGGGCAGAGAAGGCAAATAGTCGGGGATGCCTATAAAAGCAATGTGGCCACCTATGGCGAGGCCAGGGCTAAAGTATACAGTGACGCGGCCAAAAAGGAGATGTCAGAGGGTGACCGTTATTTCTCCATCGTGAACAAATACAACGACGAGGCGGACAAACTTCTGAAAGGACGTGGAATATCACCGGCCACATCTGGTGTCACGACAGGCAAGGCTGGCAGCATAGATGCCATCGAGAAAAAGATACAGGCTCTTACGGCTCTGATGAAGACAGCCGGCGCATCTGAACGTGCCGAACTTCAGAAGGATATAAACGCATGGCAGAAGAAACTCGATGCTGTTAATCTTGAGATGGAGGCGTTGAGTGTGCCTTCAGACCCGAAGACAATCCAGGAACTGGACACAGCCATAACATACTATGGCAAACTGCTGAAAATTGCCGGTGATGAGGAGCGTGCGGAGATACAGAGGACGATTAACGGATATTCCAAGAAGAGAAAGGCTATTGAAGACAGTCTGAAAGCAATCTCTGCACCGACATCTCCAAAGACATTCGAGGAGTATTCAACGGTCATATCAGTGCTTGAAGACCAGTTGGGCAGAGCCTCTCAATCAGAACAGGCAGGGATTCAGGCCACGATAAACGCGTACGAGCGTGAGAAGGACGAACTGAAAGCCCGTGTGGCGCTTGCCTCCACCCCTGCCGTGATGAACAGTCTTGCGGACTATGAACAGGCGATATCTGCCTGCGAGTCGGTCCTGCAGTATGCGAATGATGAGGAAAGGGCGAACATCCAGAGGACGATAAATGATTACAGGCGTAAGAAAGAGGCTATCGAATCTTCCCTTGAAGCCCTTGATGTTCCTGCTGACCCTAAGAGTCTGGAGGATATCGACAAGGTCCTTTCTGCCCTTCAGACAAGACTTCAGAAAGCCGGGGAGGCGGAACGCAGTGAGATTCAAAGGCAGATAGTTCAATGGAAAGCCAAGAAGGATGCCATAGAGGAATCAGTCCAGCTTGTAGGGATGGAAGACCTTTCTAAGATGGTTCAGAACGGGCTTGGCGTAGGCGGTGATCTTGAAATCAGCCTTCGTGCCAGAATAACCGGTGTCGAGGTAGCCAAATCGAAAATCGAGGAACTCCAGAAGATGACTGCTGTAGCCCAGACAAAGGAAGAACGGGCATCGATAAAGAAGGCAATCAAACAATGGTCTCAGTATGCAACAAGCCTTGACGCGACACAGACGCAGGGGGAAAAGACCACGGGCATGCTTGAGAATATGTCATCGATAGCGAACAGCCTGTCAGGGGTGGTCGGCGAGAACGCCGCAGGTTGGCTCTCATGGGGATCGAATGTCCTCTCAGCCGTGGCCGCCGCACTTCCGGCGATTGCGTCTGTCATCGGTGGAAATATAGCGCAGGCATTTGCAGGAGCGGCGGCCCAGTCGCAGAGTGTGCCGTTCCCATACAACCTCATATCGTTGGCGGCCAGTATGGCAGCGGTCGGGGCGGCTGTGGCCTCTATCCCGAAATATGCTGACGGCGGCCTTGCCTATGGACCTACCATAGGTATGTTCGGTGAGTATTCCGGGGCGAGTCATAACCCGGAGGTGGTCGCCCCTCTTGACCGACTCAAATCCATTATCGGGTTTGAAGACGGCGGCAAGAAAAAAGTGGAGTTCAAAATCAAAGGCCGGAATCTGGTCGGCATAGAAAGAAGAGAGAACAACAGGAGAAGAAGATCATAGCATGGGAATGATGGTAAGATATACGGGAGCCTTCTATTCAAGGAAGGGCGTTGTCTGGAGGTGCAGAATCCTCCAGGAGTCCGACGTGGCATTTCCCGTCAGGCACCTGAAATTCCCGGATGACGAACCCCTTCTGATAGAGTACAATGAGACGGCCAAGGAGAATGTCATATGCGGGAGTACCGCGACATTGACCATAGTTTCACCCGGGGACAGGACTTACCTTGACCTCTATTCGATAAAGGTAGGGCAGATCCGTCTCGATGTCTATAGAAACAACGTTTTGTTCTGGAGCGGATGCCTTGACCCTGAATTCTATGAGGAGCCGTATGACAGCATATCCGACTATGAAGTCAGCCTTACTTTCTCTGATTTCGGTATCCTTGACAGGATGCCTTATGACGGTTCCGGGCGCAAGACATTGAAAGAACTGCTTGATATCGCGCTTGACAAGTCGAGGCTGAATTATACCTCAATCGATGAATCCCTGATCTCCACGCAGTTTGCGGATGGGACGCAGCTTGCATTGTCCTCTTTGATGATTGCGTCGGAGAACTTCTATGACGAGGACGGGGAGGCGTCATCGTTCAAGGATGTCATCGAGGGGATATTCCAACCCCTGGGATTGCGTATGATACAACGTGCCGGGAAAGTGTATGTGTATGACATCAATGGCCTATATGCGAGTAAGAACCCATCTTCGAAGATAGACTGGCAGGGTGAGGACTCATCGCTTGGTACCGATTCGGTGTACAACAATATAAAAATAACGTTCTCCCCATATTCGACTGCGGATGTAATTGATGGGGAACTTGATTATGAAGATGTGTTCGGTCCAGAATGGACAAATCTCACATCAGACAGCTCCGGGGTTAAATTAAACAATGGAATTGTCCCCGCAGGGATGTCCGTCCCGACCTGTTATTCATATTACATCGACTATGACGAAAGCCACAGGCATGGTTACGACTGGGACTATGCTCTGATAGATTACACTCTTTTCCAATCTTGGAATAAGGATAAATGCAAGGGCGTGGCTGAAATTGGAAGCGGCAACTCGTTCTTCAAGATTCAGCCTATGCTCGGAGGCAATGAGACCGAGGGCATTGTCGGGGGCTTCTATACTGGTGGACACGGATCATTGTCTTCCGGCTTCCCGACAAGAAAGGGGCTGCATCCGTCATCACATCCGAAAACCCTTGCAATGAAGATGGCGCGTGTCTATCTTCCGGAAATGGGTTCCGCTGACGCTGCGAACAATTATTTGCGTATCCAGCAGGAACTGCTGTTCGACCCCCGTTATAACCCGTTCTCGGATTCAGGCGACGGCAATGAATCAGGCAATTATGATTTCGTGAAGAACAATGCAGCGTTTGCTTTTGTCCCGGTCGCGATAGTCGTATATGACGAGGCCGGGACGGCTCTATGCCATTACACGAATGAGTGGCTCACCAAGAACGGACAGCCGGGGAATGGCTTCGTGTCCACCGCTGAGGATAAATACCTGTCGAAATGGGGCTGGAAATCAGGCGAGGCGGAATGGGGCGAGGCGTGGCTTGCATACTATGATCCTGACGATGTCCTTCAGGGGACAGGAGTCATGGGATGGCAGTGCAACCGTCAGAGTGTAGGGAAACCTTGGACGGATGGCAGCAAGAAAGTCAAGAACCGCAAGTACCGCTATGCCGACAAATATACCGGTGACACAAAGGATTTCTGGATGTTCGACTCGTTTAAGAAACTGCCTGATGGCCAGTTTATACCTTACCCGCCGAAAGGAGGTTATCTGGAAATTCGGATATACAATGGTGTGTGGGTGTTCGATGACGTTGACAGATTCTCTGTGGAAGCAGACGGATATTTCAAGGACAAAGGCGGCTATGACAAGATACGCTGGCAGCTGTACAAACTTCCGAAAGTATCTGTGGTGAAGAGGACTTTAACGTTGGACGAGGATACGATGGATGATGTGGAATACTCCGGTGTTCTGAATGCCGACGCGAAAGAGGATCTTGAGCTTGACACGATATGCGGCACCGCTGATGTCGTGTGCCCCACCGCCAAAGGCATCTATATGTCATCGGAGACAGGCGAACAGATACAGAAGCTTATGCGTGCCGGGAGGGTTGACCATCCGGAACATTTGCTTATAGGCACGTTGTACAGCCAATATGCCGACAGGAGAACGACATTGTCCGGGGAGATCTCCATTGACCCGAAGGGGCTGTCTTCCTATGTCGATGCGGCACAGGGAAGGGATGTCAGATTCATCATGAGCGGCGAGGAAATCAATGTCAAGGAGGATGTCTCTGACGCGACTTTCATAGAGATTCGCCCGGATGAATATGAAGGAAAGGAGGAATGACCATGACAAAGGAATATATACAAAAAACAGTCAGCAGGGCGGCAAGACCACGAAGCAGGAGGCTGAGGGAACTCGGTGGCACTACTTCAGGAACCGCAGTGTCCGTCATCCAGAATGGCGGTGCGAATTCCGTTGTCTCCGGAGACGGCCATACTCATAAGAACCTTCCGTATCTTGATCAGATAATCACTGACAATGACGGATATATCAGCCTTACCCATCCGAAGGAAAACGAGGAGGACGGGAGTGTAAACACCGTCACGGAAAAGGCAAAAGCCGGGTACTCCGATGAATCCGGTCATTCCTTGGAGTCCGACCACTCAAAGGATTCTGAGAAGTGGTCCGGCAGGATGTTCGGGGACTATCTTGACCAGCCGGTCAGAAAGAAGGACATCGTCGAGTTCGCCCGTGTCATTGCAGGGATTATCGGCTCCCCGGGCTTCGTGCAGGGCATAGAGACTGGCTCTGGTTGGGAGATTGACTCTGACGGATCGGCGGAGATGTCGTCCCTGACATTGAGGTCATTTCTCAAGGTTCCGCAACTCATATACAACAAGGTACGCGTGACGGGCGGTGAGATGTGGAATACCGAGGGTGGCACCATTGCCGAAGTTTCCGCTGATGAGGGAAGCGAAAGCGCCTATATCCTTACGATGCAGGTGGAGGATGGTGATGTCATAGAGCTGGATGCCGATGATATCTGTAAGGGCCACTATAACAGCAGCGGAGGGTTCGTGACATCATATTTCAGGGTCACATCTGTGGATCAGGCGGCGAAGACAGTGAGAATTGTGCTCGGCGCTGATGATGCGGTCCCAGGAGGGAAAAACGCAGCCCCGGTTCCATATATGAATATTGCAAGGTATGGCAATTTTACACAGGCTGAAAGACAGAGAAGCCAGTATTTCTCGTCCCCGGAGCAGCGGATCGCATTGCTTGATGGTGTTGACCAGTACATCATCCTGCCGTCACACTTCAAGCTGATTATTGGCTCTATCCCTGATTCCCTGATACCGAAGTCTCTGCCGTTGGGCAAACGTCCGTCGATATATCTGGATACGGTTCTGGCCAGGAACTTCATGCAGCTGGACGGGACAGGGGCGGTTGTGAAGACAATCCGGGACAGAGGCCTTTGGCAGGAAACACCGGACACACCATATCTCTGCAATGATGAGTTCCAGGATGAAGTCTATCACAAGTCGTGCAAGTATCGATGCATTGTTGAAGGTACGCTCCAGGAGCCGCGTTACGATTCGTCCGACTGGCTGCTCGTGGCCGGTGACACGACACTGGAACTGATAATCGACAGCACTGCGGGAGAGACTTTCCTGTACGGCTGTCTTGAGACGACGCTGATGGCCGTTGTCCGACGCGGCGTGAATGACATAACGGATGAGATTCTTGATTCGGACTGGACCTGGTCCAGGGATACGGGTGATGCTGCGGCAGATGGGGTGTGGAATGCCGACCACTCCGGATGCGGCAGGAGTGTGGACCTGACGCAGGAAGACCTTCCGGTTTCATCTGGGCGGTTCATCTGCAGGGCGTATGTCCGTGACGGCGCAGAAAACGTGGAGGCAGAGGTTGTTTTTTGACATTTGAAAGGCATTTGAACAGTATATGAAAAAGACAAAAAGAATCGGGATCGTCTATGATCCTCTGAACATATCCACCACAATGGTTGTCCGTGGTGGAAGTCTCACACAGACGCATTGCGCCGAGACGGGTGAATACATACCGGACAGGAGCCTTACACCGCTCGTGATCCGACCTGAGGTGTATGTCAATGACCCGAACGGCATAATGGCGAACGGGAAAGTGGCTCTGACAGGAATCCTCTGGTATGAGATACCTCAGGACATGGTAGGACAGATTACGGATTCATCCTACTTGACAGGGGAATTGTCCCGCTATCTGATCACGAACCAGACGGACGGCTATTCGGTGGCGCAGGACGGCACTTTGACCGTCACGAAGAACATCCCTTATCTGGAGCCGAAGGTGCTCGTGTTCACGGCATCGTATCCGGATACGAGGAGCGGCAAGATCTTGCGCATACAGGCGACTGCTACCTTGTCGACGCTGTCGTTGACGGAAGCCGCATCATTGACGCTCGACAAGCCTGCGAGCTTTGTCTTCAATCCGATTTCGGATTCAGGGGCCCGCTCGATAAAGGCGTTGTTCCTGCTCGGCGGCAAAGCTCCGGATGCGTCCAGGTGTAAGCTTGCATACTGGTGGTACAAGACAATTGGCGGTGCTGAATCCCTTGTGGACTCGGAGGAGGACCTGTTTTATGTCAGCGGACAGGGCACGGACACATTGACCATAGACCCGCGTTATGTTGATGGACAGATAAAGCTTGCGTGCAAGGTTGAATACGCTCTTCCTGGAGATGTGCTTCCTGCGGAGCCTACGTCGGATTGTCTTGTAGATGAGACCACTGTCGTGAGGCGCTATCCGGAATATGATTTCGAGCATTACGTGCATGGCGGCGTGGAGGTGTCTCCCGGGGCCGTGTCAGTGAAGAATGAATGCGTGATCACCTCCGGCAGGCAGGTCATCGAGAACCCGTCAAGATTCTTCAGCATCAGGTGGTCTATCAGGAGGGCCGTGTATGATGCGGAGTGGATGGTTCTCGGCTACGGGGACAGCATCATGATTCCGGCAGAGGAATTCGCCAATGCATCGGATGTGGCTCTTGAGGTCGACGAGTTCGGCCCGTTGGGGGCAATGTCTGATGGGGATGCCGTGATTTGTGACAATGGGGACATTATAACACTTTAAGATATGAGATATGTATATGCGAAGATTCCGGTCCGCAAAGCCGAGGATGCCGGAATCGCCGAATTCCGGCAGAGGACTCCTTATGGTGAGTTCGTCATCATCAATGAGAGTGACCTTCAGACTTACGGGAGTTCCGCTCCGTTTGAGAAAAAAGTCAAGTCGCTTGGAGGCAAGGTCCTTACGGCGGCTGAAGCAAAGGAAGAGTTGAACAGATAACAGATAAAGGAAGATGAAATGAGTACAGTAAAAGGACAGACGACAATCAAATATGTCAGGCAGGGCGATTCACTGACATGTACGTTGAGAAGCACATTTCCGTTGAAGCAGTTCATTTCCAACGGAAACAATATAATCACACCAAGTTTCGCGGCCAACAAGCCATGTATATATCCGGTCGTCCGGAGCTCGCTGAAAGCAATGCGCATAGAGCCTGCAGCCACAGGTGTCGAATGGAAGTTCAACGGAACTGCCATCGTCTTTGATGCTTCTGGGCTGAGCAAGGCGATGGGAAGCATCCCTGCAGGTACCTTCATGAGCGAAGTGAAGAAGGTGGACGGATTTACGCTGCCGACACTTACGATACTGAAGGAAATCGCATCGAGCGGCAACATTGACTCGGACACCATTGAATTCAAGGGAACCGTCAATACGGGATTTCAGTCAGTCGTGTCAGCGTCCATTGAGGTGGCAATCGAGCAGACTGACGGAGAGTCGTGCATGGGCTATATCACGATCAACAACGGCGGTGTCGTTGATGACGACACATCACAGTTGAAGGCGACGGCTCATCTGATGATCGGCGGTGTCGAGAAGACAGATGGCGTGACCTACAAATGGTACAAGATGAAAGTCGTGAATGGCGTTGATGGCTGGGAGCCGATAAACAAGAGTTCATCAAGCATTACCATCACGGCATCGGACATCAATTCAAGCGAGTTGTACAAGTGCGAGATGACCTATGGCGGCAAGTCCTCAAGCGCAGTGATGGAAGTGAGCGATGAAACTGACATCCTGATCATCTATCCAAATCCCACCAATGCGGCCGGAGCTCAGGTTCCGGAAGAACTCAGCTCGGCTCAGACATCCATAATCTATAGACCTAAGGTGTACAAGCGGACAACGGAGACAGAGGTAAAGGGCTTTACGTTCAATTACCTTGTTACAGATGCGGCTGGGGACACAATCGCATCGCAGGACGGAGGAGATTCATTTACAGTCACCATTGACCATGCGGTCAAGGCTGGCGGTGACATAACTCTTATTATTTCAGCGGAATAATGTGTATCAAGAATGTCATGAATATGTTGAAGCATATAACAAGAATTGCTTATAAGCAAAAGCCTGAAAAAGGCGAGAAAGGAGAGCGTGGTGCTCAGACCAGGCAGATGGTGTGGGCGGCGGGTATAGAATTCTTTAGCGGGGCTCCCGGCGAGGAATATGAAGACTATGCCTTTTGCGAGGGTCAAGTGTACCAATGCCTCCAGCATCATATATCTAAGGAGAATGAAACGCCTTATGATTCTGTGTCGGGCAATACGGGCAAGTGGCGTCTTGTGCCAGGTTTTGATAACTTCTCGACTCGTGTGCTTCTGTTGGGGAAAGGAAAAGAAGGCTGGGTTATGGATCAGGGTGTCATTAAACACACTTCCGGTAAAATTTCGCTTACTGCAGCAGGTCAGATCGTCGCAGGAAATAACATGTTTACGGTCGATAAGGACGGCAATATGACGGCCAAGAGTGGAACTTTCGGTAATCTGACCATCGGCCAGACAGCTATGGGCTATCCGTGTTTGAAGGGCAGCGTCTTTTACGACGAGGACGAAGAACATTTTATTGAGTTGTCCCCGGAGTCGTTCATAATAGGTGCGAGGGTGAATGGCGAAGAAGCTGAAGTGTTTGACCTGATGCCTTTTTATTACTCGGACAAATACGACCGAAACGAGGCACTTCGAATCAAGATGCGACCATTTTCGCACATGACTATTGAAAGTGGAATGGTTGCAGGATTAAGGGAACAGCTTGTAGTCTCATCCGATAATACCACATCATTAGGAAGTCCTGGCGGGACAGGGCACCCCGGTAAATATGTGCTGACCTACACTCCGGATGCATTTATTAGCACATTGCAGACTGATAACTACGTGATTGGAGATTGTTTTACAATCATCAACAAGAACGGCAACAGTGTCGGTGTGTTTAACAATACGCAGTATGCCATGTATAACTTGATGGATGGGACGCGATACGTTAATGGTGAGTGCTGTAGAATTATGGCAACCACCACACGTGTATTCCACATGTTATGGACGGGCTCTGGATTTATAATTTACAAATGACTAAGAATATGAACAAGAAAGAATTATCGCAATTTAAGCAGTTCTCACAGGTAGATGAGGGCGATTTGCTGTTCGGCAAGTCACAGACTGGAGGCGAATTTGGCTTTTTCCCGGCCTCACTTCTAGGGAATGAAGGATATGCTGCAGTAAGGTTCAATCTCGAAGAAAGTTCTCCGGTCGGAGAGCGCTGCGGCAATCTTGAATACGTAAGGCAGTTGCCGTCATTGCTTGGACTCGGCTGCTATCTAGTGGGTGACGATCACTCCAGAAGAAAACTCGATCCGAACAATCACTATAAGTTAGCCACTGGTGAGGCGGCCAAGCTTGACGGCACAATGGGACAGTACCAGTGGGGCGTGCGGACGCCGTTCTATCTGGCGCTCTGGCTTGAGGGCAAGTACCTTTATGAGGCTGCTTCCCTGAAACCGATTCCTGGCCGTGAGTGCTATAGGATTCCGATATTTTCCACTGGTGCCGGCAGCGCAGGCATCATTGACAGGGTGAACGATGTGCTGTGTTCCGTGATAAGCACAGACGAACGTTATCGTGGCGGCATCGGTGCGGCGCTCACTGAAGGAAATGCATCCGCTGACAACCTGTCAATGCTCGGTTACGCAGCCACACAGAAAGGCACGGCCACTTTCGAAGCTCTCGGGCGTAAGAGAGGAGAAGGATGGGGCGCAGGATGGTACTGGATCAATACCGTCGTAATGATTTTGTTTGACATTATCCTTGGCACTAGAAACAGCCAGGCGTCGTTCAACGCCTCCAAGGATGCCAATGGTTTGTATCAGGGTGGACTTGGCTACGGCGTCTCATCAATGCCAGGTTGGGATACCTACAATGGCTATTATCCTGTCGTTCCATATTCCGCCGGAGTGGAATTGGGGGATGCGCTTGGCGTAGGATCTTACGCGGTGAAGAAGTCTGACGGAACCGTGGTCTATAATGCCCCGATTCCTTGTTTCTTCGGATTGAAAAATTCAATCGGACATCTCTGGCAGGGAAGGAATAGGATAGTGGCTGTCATAAATGCCGACAACTCATATTCATTCTACGTGGCCAAGTCGTCATTGACGGAGTGGAAGTATTCCGACACGGCCAACATGATAAAAGTCGGCACGATAAATCCATCAATCGTATCGTCCTGGAATTACATCAAGCGTATCAATTTCCAGGGCCTTGCAGGAATGCCTGCTGAAGATGGAGCGACATCTTCAACACATAGGTGTGACGGATGCTATTTTGAAAAAGCCTCATCTGGTTTCCGGTCTCCTCTCGGCGGTGGCCACGCTGGCGATGGTGGCCTTGATGGCTTGGCGGGCTTCGCTGGTAACTGCGCGCCCTCGACTTCCCATGCGAACCTGTCGTCGCCCCTCTGCGAATGCGTTGGTGACTTCGACCCGATTCCGAGGGTATATACCGTGTAGCGGGTGAGGGCGACGCGAAAGCAAGGAACCCGCGCAAACCGCGGTAGCGGTTGAGCATGGAGTCTAGGCATTCCTGGCGGATGCAAAACAAGTTCTTTGAAATATTGTTCTTTCTTTTTTTCGGAAATCGTCGGCGGCGATGAACAAATCACCGCCGCCAGGCGGTTTTTTATGATGAGATTTTTGATGATCGTATGAAATTTGTACCTTTGTACAGCCTTTAGGCGGGTGTACTCTCTAAGGCGGTAGGTTCTGGTTTCCGGTCTCCTCTCGGCGGTGGCAACGCTGACAATGGTGACCTTGATGGCTTGGCGTACTTCAATGGTAACTACGCGCCCTCGAATTCCAATGCGAACCTGTCGTCGCCCCACTACTTGGGATATAAGTTGTGTTTGCACTTGTATTCTACTTTGAGAGTGGACCTCGGCCCTTGCCGGAAGACATCATATCAAAACGGGTTCTGGTAGGTTCGCAAGAATTCGACGGCGCTTGTGAGAGAAAGCAGACACATGACACTTATAACACTTTAGACACTAGTGCAAAGACACGGACACTTGTCGGAAGTCATAGGCACGAAAGAGAACTTTCGTATGGCCCATCGATTGGCTTCACGACGGAAAAGAAGAAGGAAGGAGGTGAAAGCATTTGATGCAGATCTTGACTCAAATGTTGATCGCCTTCTTCATCTTTTTCTCACTTCATCATACCATCCCTCATCGGAGGATTACACCTATAAGACAATACTTGAGAAGAAAGGTCGGAAGGAGAGGTTCCTGTCGATGCTTCAATATTGGCATCATGTCTATCATTGGGGCATCTTGACCGAGACGGAGAATGTCCTGAATAGGAGTCTCGATGAGCGCAGTTTCGCCTGTATACCGGGAAGAGGACAGCATATGATGGTGAAAATGATAAGCAGTGATCTGAAGCTTCACCCAGAGCTGAAGGCCTTTGCAAATCTTGATGTCTCGAAAATGTATCCGCATATTCAGCATGATGTTCCCAAAGCCTTCTTGAGAAAGAAGATAAAGGACCAGACCCTTCTGAACTCCCTCGACGCAGTGATTGACAGCAGTATCGGAACGCCCATGGGTAATGATGATCCAGAGCATCCCGCAGGCATTGCCATCGGACTGAAGATATCGACGATATATGCCAATATCTCGCTCGGTATGTTTGATCATGATGTCCGCAGGCTGTTCGGATTGTTCTCGGATCCTACATTGATTCACAAGATGTCTCAGATGTATGTCTCCGCGAAGAAGTCATCTGCAAGGACTGAGGCCGACAGAGCAGAGGTTGCAAGAGGCGATTCATATCTTGAATCCCTGTTTGCAGGGTATGTGGCCAAGGGTATCCGTTACTATTACAGATTCATGGACAATGTCCTTATCCTGCATGAAGACAAGACTTTCCTCCATCTTGTGGTCGACTGGATTGCCTTATACTGGGCCAATGAGTTGAAGTTCACCATGAATCCAAAATGGCAAGTCGGAGCGACCAAAGGAGGTTTTACCATCGTCGGTTATCGCATATTCCCAGATGGCCATATCAGGGCCAACAGGGAGGTTATTGTAGATGTCAAGAGGAAAATCAGAACGGGATTGAAGATGGGACTGACCTATGATCAGATACGGATTGCGATATCGTCCCAGCTTGGTACAGTCATGCATGCAGATTCGAAGAATTTCTTAAAAATATATCACATGGAAAAGAAAGAACGTTTGGGCGCAAAGATTAACAGGCGCAGAAGTCAATGCCCGTTTGAGATTGCTCACAGCCAGCAGCGAAGATTCGAAAACTTCCTGTATGACCCGGAGCAGCAAGAGCCAGAGGATGATTACATGATGGAACTCAGGGACTATGCCGTCATCGACTCCATCAAGGAACTGAACGACGACGGGACCCCAAAGAAGTGTCTTGCGATACGCTTCGAGTGGCAGGGTAAAGAGTTCTCTTATACGGATGACAGAGGCAAATCTGTGCTTGTTAAGCCAGGTGAGGAATACTTCTCGTACACCGGTTCAAAGGTGCTTATAGAGCAATGCGAAACGGAGTTCACGAAGGAAGACTTGCCTGCCCCTACTGTTATTAAGATAGAAATCAATAAACGCAACAAGAAGTTTTATAAGTTTACTTGATATGAAAACAACAGAAGTGTTCAGCGTGGCATATCCACGCCAGATGCGTCCCTCAAAATATGACGGGGCGCATTTTTTATGTTATCTCAATGAGAAGCCGGCCACATACAAGCCGGATGAGACATCGGAGCCGATGGAAGGTTATTCCTACACCGGGTCGATGCCTGATGGAGGCACGCTCATCGAGTGCGATGAGTGGAACCGAGACAAGCTCGTGAACGGTATCATCCGGTCGAAGTATCTCCAGACCGAGGAGGATGCCATCAAGACACACCAGATTCAGCTCCTGCAGGCGAAAGCCGGTATGGAGATCGGCGCTTTGCCCGATGACAAAGCGGCTGAATATGTGAACGAATGGAACGAGTTTCAGACATTCAGGCAGAATGCCATCAACCTTGTCAATTCATGGGATAAATGGGAGTAGAGTATGGCACCGAGAGGAATAAGAAACAACAATCCCTGCAACATCAGACTGAGCAGGACGACCTATAAGGGAGAGGTTACCCCATCAAGTGATAAGGCTTTCAAACAGTTCGAATCGATGGCTTATGGCTACAGGGCTGTGTTTGTCACGCTTCGACACTACCACACGAACTTGGGGTTGAAGACGATAAGGCAGATGATTAGCCGTTGGGCACCGCCTTCTGAAAACAATACAGGCGCTTATGTGAAGCACGTGTCCGATGCGGCTCACTATGACTGTGATGCCGCGGTGGACATCAAGGACAAGAACCTTATGGTCAAGATTGTGTCTGCGATGTCCTTTGTGGAGAACGGGCTTAAAGCAAACCAGACGGATGTGATGTCCGGTTGGGAGATGTACAGAAGAGACCGCCCTTGAACTTGAAATGGATGCAGCCTTGGGAGTGGCTGTAAATAAAAAACTCCCGACCTGTAAGAAATAGTACCACCCACCTCTTACACAAGAGCGTCACCACGCAAAGCCGGGAGTAAGTCCCTCGTTTGCATGGTGACGCTTTGTGCGTATGGGTGGTACAGGGACAAAGGTAACAATAATTTTTAATTCAACAGATATGAGAACACCTATTTCCTATTATGGAGGGAAACAGACGATGCTGAAGCACATAATCCCTCTCATACCGTCACATCGGCTTTATACGGAAGCCTTCTGTGGCGGGGCAGCCGTATTGTTCGCCAAGTCTCCTGTAGAAGCGGAGATCATAAATGACATCAATATGGAGCTTACAAACTTCTATTGGACGGCGCAGGTCTATTATTGAGACTTGAAGACAGAGATTGACAAAACCCTGCACAGCCGGGACCTTCACGCCCATGCGGCCCACATAAATGCCTATCCGGAATTCTTTTCCCCAGCCCAACGTGCTTGGGCGGTCTGGGCGTTGTGCAGGATGTCTTTTGCGTCAATGATGGACGGCTCTTTCGGGTACGACTTCGGAGGTGGTATGCCAAAGAAAGTCCAGAACGCCAAGGACGAATTCACCGAGCAGATATGCCGGCGGCTTGAACATGTCACTATCGAGAATAGGAACGCTCTCGATGTAATCCAGACATACGATTGCGATGACGCGTTCCATTTCGTTGACCCTCCATACATCAACAGCGACTGTGGTCACTATGAGGGCGTGTTCTCAGACAGAAATATGGAAGAACTCCTTCAGTTGCTGGAAACAGTCAAGGGCAAATTCATGCTGACAATGTTCCCATATGGCCCTATTGAAAGGTATGCCGAGAAATACGGCTGGACAATTCACCGTATCGAGAGAACAATAAGCGCGTCGAAAACATCACGCAGGAAGCAGGAAGAATGGATGGTATGCAATTATGAGGAGCAGCACCAACAGAACCTATTTGAACAAGTCGGGGGGGGCGAATAACGGCCATTTTTAGCCATTTGAAAGGCGTTCTGATGGTTATCTATTAGAAGACTAAATCTATCAAATATGAACAAATATCATCAAATTTTACAGCATATTCTGTTGGACGGGAAGATGCAGCAGAATAAGAAGGGGGGCAATAAAATACCTATTGAATCAGCAGTTGTCTCTGACCCCTGGTGACCTTCTTGACATATTCGAAGAACATAACCTCGCAAGAAAGAAATTGAGGAGTGAACTGGACTTGTTTACGCATGGGGAGCGGAATGTGGAGAAGTACCGTGAAGTCGGCATCTCTTGGTGGGACTATGTCGGACCTATCCTTGTGAACTCATATCCTACATACTTCGAGAAACTGCCACCGCTTGTGGCCAAGATAAATAAGGAAAAGAGGAACAGTAAAAACTATGTGCTGTTTCTCGGAGCAACGGATGCTGAAAGCAATCAGGCACCGTGCCTGTCTTTGGTTCAGTTCCAGATCGAGGATGGAGAACTTGTGCTTACGGCTTATCAACGCAGTTCAGATGCAAGTTTAGGCTTGCCGTCTGACATTTACCATCTGTATCTGATATCGAGACAGATTGACTTGCCATTGAAGTCCATAACCCTATTTTTGGGGAATGCCCACATCTATGAAAACAATCTGCTAAATACTGAACGACTATTGGCAGGTGAGGCGGTCAAATTTGAGTTGAATGTCTGATGGTGATACACTCTATTGGAAAGGCTCTCAAAACGTATTCAATTAACGTTTGAGAGCCATTTCTGTGAGTATGATGTGTGCGATTTTTCTGTCACATTTCGTTTTTGCAGTTTTCTGGCGAACTTTAGTCGCATTTGGTTTTGTATTTCATCACGATTGGTTTTGCCGATTATACATCAAGATGGAATGGTTTTACAAGAAAGTTATAGCTGATACAGATGGCTCAAATATACAGAATGGCTGATGTATTAACCAAGGAACAGCGCCATCGCTGTATGTCTGCGATAAAGGGCAAGAACACGAAACCAGAATTGTTGGTGAGAAAGTTCTTGTTCTGCCGTGGTTTTCGGTATAGGCTGAATCACCCACGACTTCCCGGACATCCCGACTTGGTTTTACGCAAATACAGGACAGTTATTTTCGTAAACGGTTGTTTCTGGCATGGTCACGAAGGTTGTAAATACTATGTCCTTCCCAAGACAAATGTTGAATTTTGGCAAAATAAAATTGAGCACAATCGAAGTCGGGATATAGAGGAAAGGCGGCAGCTAACTTCGATGGGGTGGCATTGCATTACTGTTTGGGAATGTCAGTTGAAACCGAAAGTTCGCCAACAGACTTTAGAGGCTTTGGAATACACACTTTGCCATATCTATCTTGAGGATAGAAGAATCAAATCATACGAGACTACTGAAGAATATGGCATGGTAGCCGAACCCGTTGAAAGTTATGGCAAATCGAAATGAATAATTGTGAAGGTGATAAATTAAATTATGGCAAAGAATATAGAAATACGAAATAGTACGGCTGAGTTTTTAATCTTCATGCTTGAAGGTAAGGAGGATGGAATTCAAGTGATGTATAAGAATGAAACCATTTGGGCAACGCAAAAGGCGATGGCGCAGCTTTTTGATTGCTCAACTGATAATATTAGCCTGCACTTAAAAAATATATTTGCATCCGGGGAACTTGTCAAAGATTCAGTTACCGAGAAAAACTCGGCAACTGCCGCAGACGGGAAGAATTATCAAACGATGTTCTATAATCTTGATGCCATTATCAGCGTCGGGTATCATGTCAATTCTGTTCGCGCCACTCAGTTCCGACAGTGGTGTACGTTTGTACTCCGGCAGTTTGCTATCCGTGGATATGTGCTTGACCATAAGCGAATGGAGAATGGGACTTTCTTAGGTGTGGATTACTTTGAGCATTTGCTTGCTGAGATAAGGGAGATAATGCTGAGTGAGCGTCGTTTTTATCAGAAACTCACGGATATCTATGCTACGGCTATAGATTATAAGTAAGCCTCCGGTCTTCCACGTCATAGACTTCTGAATTATTATCTGGAACTTTGGCCATCCAAAACGTGCAAGATCATGATGACCAAAGAAGAAGTGGCAAGTATCGTAAAGTACTGC